GTCAACAAAACTACTGTCTAATTGTAAGTAAAGATCTTGCAATCCAATAATATCGTTTGATTCGGGAGTGGCTGATATCTCCAAAATGTCAACATTGTCTTTTGTTTTACCTGATACTATATTTATGGGGTCTAAAGTGATGCGTCCTTTCTTATAATCGATTACACCAATATTTCTTCTTTGAATCACAGGTGTTGATGATCCCTCATCTAAAGAGAATAATGATATTTGTCCTTTTTCACCAGTTGAGTCTGGTGTATCGTACAAATAAACATCAGTATTGATGTTCAACACTCGAAAAGCACTTGATCGAATGTTATAACCACTCATTGACTGAACGTGAAACTCATTTCCAAAGTCAATTGCATACTCTGCAACCTCAGAGATGGCTAATCGAAGATCTCTTCTCATTTCAACCGTTGTGATATTGGATGTTACAGACTCATGACTTGAATCAATTACTTTTAAGAAGCGACTATACTTAAATCTTGCCCCATACTTGTTTAGTTCAGATGATTCTGCATATGCAGTTAAATCTCGCTGCACTTTTGTTGATACAAATGATGCACTCGGTGCCAAATTAGTGTTATAATACACTTTACTGTTCGTTTCAATAAACAAATACTTCAAATCGAGTATTTCTGGCACAATTCCAGCAACTGCATATCTTTTTAAGTCTCTTTTTATATTTTGTTTGATGAGATTTGGAACAAAATCACCATTTCTTGGTTTTATACTAATGAAAACCTTACCAAATTGTGGAGGAACAAGATCTTCACCACCAAAAACTGAAATTGACTCAGTTTCTGGGTAAATTTTGTTTGGAATTAAGACCTCGTAGTCACTCGCACTCAAAGCTCTATTTTGAGTGGCATAAACTTGAGGGGCAAACTTACGAATCGAGTCAACACTTTCAATACTTTCACCACCACTTGATGGTAACTGTGATGAAACGAGTGAAATACCATTTGTTACTGAAATTACAACAGAATTTCTGACATATGATACACTACCAGAGAATGTGAAATTAGCAACTCCATTTCCATCAGATCCATTCGTTACAATATATGACATTTCAATAACATTTCCATCTTCAAGAGCTTTACCAAATACTCCATCACCAAAAATTACTTCATATTGCTCACTTTCAACCTCTTGAATAAAATAAATGTTTGAATTTTTATTAATTACAGTCTTTGTATCACTATCAAAGAGTTCATCTTGTCTTGAATACTTAGTTGTGACTGAAGAATCAACAGAAGGTTTCACAGATACAACTAAACTATCTAAATCAATGCCAGCATTTGGTAAAATAAACTTTTGAAAAGGGTTACGAGTTGAATATACGTATGTTTGACTGAGAAATGATCCTTCAAAGACTTCAATATTATCAAAACTTGCGATTCCATCCACAACAGAGACTGTAATGTCCTCCGGAATACCAAAAACAAATGATTGTCCCGCAGATCGCCCACCTGTACTTGCAACAGGCCCTGCTCTAAGTGTTAAATTAGCAGGAGTTGGTGAAACAGAGGACATATCAACAAAAAAACTGATCTCTGCTCTTGATGATTTCTTTGATCGAGGCACATATCCAATATTTCTTGCTAATGCAACTACATTTTCACGCAAAGTTGCTGAATCGATGAAAACTTCATTCGATATCATGTTTGCATTATATGATGTAATGTAAGTATTGTAAGCTAATACGTCTAATATAGTGGATAAGTTCGATCCTTCAAAATCATAATCAGAAAAATCAGAATTACTTTGAATGTAATCCCTCAGAGTTGTCTTTATCTGATTAAAATCTAGATTTGTAAAATTTATAAGTGACATTTATCGAGTTGGAAGTAACACAAAATCTAATTGCTGTGGTGGAATATCAATTCCGATGATCCTATACTTCACAGTGACGTTCATTTCGTTATCATCCACGTTTGGAATCACTACAACGTCCAATAATTTCACTCTTGGTTCATAATTTATTATCGAACTTCTTATTTCATCGCGAATTGCAATCGAAGATACCTCATCTACAATTTCAAAAAGTGATTCAGACACTCTCGAACCAAATTCTGGGTTGAAAAACTTCTCTCCAGGCTGCGTAAATACAATATTTCTGATTGAACGGGCAATCGCACTCGAATTTTTCAAAGCAATCAGGTCATCATTGAGAGGATTAGTCTCAAATGACATGCTAATATCCTTAAAACTCTGACTTACCCGCTGTTGAGGCATTAAAATATAGTTGATCTAACTTATTTATACCTAAAAATTTGGTATATCGTCAGGTTGTGCCTTTTCTTTCGCTGTTTTCCAAA